GGTGTAGGTAAGAAATTGGACGAGGCATTTAAATCAAATGCTTTCCTCCGTCCTTTTATGTTGTTTGCACGGACCTCTTGGAACAGCCTTGAGTTGACTGCAAAGCACACCCCGCTGCTTAACAACTTTGTCCAAGAAGTTTCTGACATCAAGAACCTCGATATTAACAGCGTAGAGGGGGCACAGATTCTTAGTTCCCGCTATGGGATCACCAATGCCACAGATCATGCAACGGCTAAAGCTTTGATTGCAGGTAGAGAGGCTATTGGCTTTTCGACAGTTGCTCTAGCATCAGCTGCCTTTATGAACGGCACCATTACTGGTAATGGACCGTTTGATAGAGAGCTGCGGGACACAATGATTCAATCAGGTTGGCGCCCACGTTCAATCAAGATTGGTGATAAGTATGTCAGCTATGACTCTCTTGAACCACTAAACACCTTCATGTCTTTCGTGGCTGACGTTGGTGACGCCTCACTTGAAATGGGTGAGCAGTGGACTGAACAACAGCTAAGTCGTCTTGCTTATATCTTTACGCAGAACGTCACAAACAAGTCTTTCATGACAGGACTGACTCAGCTTACTGATGTCCTACAAATGAAAGGTAACAAACCGATGATGGTGCTGGGGAGCATTGCTAACGGTGTATTCCCACTGTCAGGTGCACGTAATGAAATGGGCAGAATTGTTGCCCCAGGTATGCGTGAACTGAATGCTGGCTTTTGGGATAGCGTTCGTAACCGTAACCTTTGGTCTGACATCATCAGTGCTGATGGTTCTAAGCTTCCATACAAATATGATGTCTTGAACGGTACCAAGATCAACAACTACGACTTTATGACACGTGCATTCAATGCGGTGTCTCCGTTCCAGATCAACATGGGTACTACACCTACAAGGGACTTACTCTTTAGGTCTTTGTATGACGTAAAGGTTTCAGTTAATACTGGTCCAATGGGTGAGAAGCTTGACGCATCAATGAAGAGTAAGTACCAGTATCTTATTGGTCAACAGAACGTTGAAGCTCAACTTACTGAACTCTTCCAGAACCCAGCCATCTCTGCAAGCATCATGGAAATGGAAGCCGACCGTGCCGCCGGTAGGCGCTACGACGCAATGACTACTCTCCACAATGATCAAATCAAACAGGTCTTTGATGGAGCTAAGAAGATTGCCTGGGCGCAACTAATGGCTGATGACGATGGTGTTGGCCAAGTGGCACGTGACTTGGCACTAACCAAGCAAGCCAATACGGCAAGAAAAGGTGGGGATACTGATCGGGCTAAGGAAATCCTACAAATGCGTAACCGCTAATGGCAACCACTAAAACTACATACACAGCAAACGGCACTAACAGGCTGTTTGCTTTTACCTTCCCATATTTCTTTCCAGCTGACATCAAAGTTCAACTTAATGGTGTCAATACAACTGCATATACGTTTGCCAACGCAACAACTATAGAGATGAACGCTGCACCAGCTGCTGGTGTCAAGGTCTCAATCTATAGGGATACCAATAGTGACCAGATGAACTCTGAGTTCTACCCTGGTTCAGCTATTCGTGCACAGGACTTGAATGATAACTACAATCAAGTTCTTTATGTGGTCCAGGAGAATGAGACCCTGGCTGACGAGACTGATGATAAAAGTGACTTAGCTATTACTACAGCTACAGGAGCTGTTAACACAGCAAACGTAGCACTTAGCCAGTCTTCAGCAGCTGTTAACACGGCTAACACTGCCTCTGCTAACGCGACAGCAGCCGTTGCTACCAGTAACGCTGCTGCTGCTTCAGCCACCTCTGCCGTTACCACGGCTAACACAAAGGGTGATGCGGCTATTGCGTCTGCTACATCTGCAAACACCAAGGCAGACCAAGCAATATCCGCTGTTAGTAACAGTATCAATTACACGCTTATTGGTACAGTTGCTGGTATTCCTTCTAGTCCTGCCAATGATACTTATATTGAAATTGGTAATTCAACAGGGCTACAGAGCTTTACTCCGTTAGTAGGTTTGCCTGTTGGTTTTGTTGGTGATAGTGGTCTTACAGTTCGTCTTCGGTACACAACTACTGGAGCTACCTGGAATTTCCAGAACTACTACGCCAATAATGCTGAGACTCGGTATCTGAAGCTTGCTGGGGGGACACTTACTGGGGATATCACTCTTGCTGGTGCCCCGACTACCAACCTTCACCCCGCTACTAAGCTCTATACCGATACTGCTGTTGGTGCCAAGCTCGACACCGCTACGGCTGCAAGCACCTACCAGCCGTTGTCTGGGATGAGCAGCTACGCCGCCCTGGGCACGGCACAGAGCTTCACCAAAGCACAGCGCGGCACTCCGGTAGCACTAACGGATGCGTCAACCGTGGCCGTTGACCTGAGCCTATCGAACCACTACACATTGGCACTCGGTGGTAACAGAACCCTTGGGGCGCCAACCAACCAGACCGCTGGTCAAAGCGGCGTGATCGTCATCACCAATGGTGGTGCTAACACCCTTGCGTTTAATGCTGTGTGGAAGTTTCCAGGAGGCACTGCCCCAACGGTTACAGCCAGTGGCGTTGATGTCCTCGCCTACTACGTCGAGAGCAGCAGCCGCATCACAGCCCGCATCGTGAGTGACGTGAAATGAGCGTGATCGACAACAGCCTCCTGCTGACTGCACCCGCTGGTGGTGGCTTGTATCAGGTGAGTAGGTCTCTGCGCTTCAACTCCGGGGATTCTGCATACCTAAACCGGACACCTGCATCAGCAGGTAATCGCAAGACGTGGACATGGTCGGGGTGGGTGAAGCGCAGCAGCAATTCAGGCTATCAGGTTTTATTTTCCGTCAATAACGGTAACTCCACTGCCTTCGACATAGCGTTTAACGGCGACAATTTTGGCGCTTACCTGGGGACTGGCCCGAACTTAGTAACGACAGCAGTTTATAGGGATTTTTCTGCTTGGTATCACATTCTCTGCGCAGTAGACACAACCCAAGCAACTGCATCAAATAGAATTAAGCTCTACATAAACGGAGAACAAATAACAGTATTTAGTGCCTCCAACTATCCATCGCAGAATTTTGACTATGACATTAACAACACTACGGCACATGGAATAGGGCGTGTTGGTGGCAGTTCGTCTGGTTATTTCTCCGGCTATTTAGCCGAAGTGTTTCTGATTGATGGCCAACAACTCGACCCATCATCATTTACAACTACTGACCTGACCACGGGCCAGCTAATCCCGAAGGCATACACCGGCAGCTACGGCACCAACGGGTTCAAACTTGATTTCAGTTCGAATGCAACAACCGCCGCATTAGGGACGGACACTAGTGGCAACAGTAATAATTGGACGCCGAATAACTTTAGTGTTGGGTTTCCCACTACTCAGCAATATAGCACGACTACAACAGGAACAGCGCCAACACCCTTCTCGAACACGTACTACGCGCTAGCTTTCGACGGCAATACATCTACAGCATTTTTCTGGACCCCAGGAACCTGGGCGATGAATTGGACTTCGCTCCCAAGTGCGGTTACCGTTTCTTCATCTCTAAGGATCTTTTGTTACCCTAGGCTGGGGACACTAACAGTAAACATTAACGGAAGCAACGTTGCATCCATCACAGGAAACACCGTCGATTGGCGCACAATTAGTTTTACGGGAACAATTAACACCATCAGCTTCACTGGCACCGACAATTACGCAGGCGTTTACGCGATTGAGGTTAATGGCGCTATTCTCATTGACCCTAGGGCAAATAGTGTTAACGACAGCCTCGTAGACACCCCCACTAGTTATGGCACGGATACAGGCGTAGGCGGGGAAGTACGGGGGAATTATGCAACGTTGAATCCGCTAAACAATCCTGGAGGATCAACCTTATCCAATGGCAACCTTGACTGCGTAACATCGTCAAGCTTGAACGGAAGAGTTGTTGGCTCAATTGCAGTTTCTTCTGGTAAGTGGTACTGGGAGATGCTGGCCACTAACGTTGCAACTGATTTGATGGTAGGAATCTCTGCTGCATCGGAGACAACTGCTACAACAATTCCAACGTCTGCAACGACATATTTGTATTACAACTATAATGGTAACAAGTACAACAACGGGAGTAACTCAGCTTATGGCGCCACATACACAACAAACGACGTAATAGGTGTCGCACTTGATTTAGACGCTGGCACAATTGTATTTTACAAGAACGGAACCAGCCAAGGCACTGCTTTTAGCAGCTTGTCCGGCACATTTGTTCCCGCCTTTGCAGATGGTGGCACTGGTACATCTGGGTTTACCGCCAACTTCGGCCAACGCGCCTTTGCCTACACAGCACCAACAGGCTTCAAAGCACTGGTCGATACAAACCTGCCCACGCCAGTAGTCGCCAAGCCTTCCACCGTTTTCGATGTGTTGCTGTGGAGTGGTAATAGCACTAAGCCAAGAACACTCAGCGGGCTAAACTTTGATGTCGATTTAATTTGGGTCAAAGCCAGAAGTGATTCGTATAATCATTGGTTACAGGATTCCGTAAGAGGCTTTGCTACAGGTAAAAAGCTCCGCCCCAATGGCACTGACGCCGAGGGCACGGGCGATGCATTGGACATTTACGGTTACGTCAGCGGTTCTTCCTCTACAGGATTCACCATTGATGGCACTGGCACCACTGGTCAACTTGGACAGTCAAACCTCAGCGGTCAAACATACGTTGGCTGGGCCTGGGACGCCGGGACATCAACAGTCACCAACACAGCAGGCAGCATCTCTAGTCAGGTGAGAGCAAATGCTAGTGCTGGGTTCTCTGTGGTTACTTATACGGGTAACGGAGTAAATGGGGCCACAGTCGGTCACGGATTGGGCGTGGCACCAAGCCTTTTGATCTGCAAGGTCAGAAACGCATCCGATAACTGGTGCGTCTACCACGCATCTATTGGTGCCAGCCTTCGCTTGAACCTCAACACAACTGCAGGCACGACATCAGGCACCGCTGCGTGGGGAACTGCACCAACATCCAGTGTATTTAGTATTGGCACCAGCGGCGAAGTTAATACAAACGGAAATACCTTTGTTTGTTACGCCTTCAGCCCAGTATCCGGGTACTCTTCTTTTGGCAGCTATGTAGGTAATGGAAGCAGCACGGACAATACTTTCGTCTACACCGGGATGCGTCCACGTTTTGTAATGCTGAAACGCAGTGACTCCACGGGCAACTGGGTTATCTGGGATGCAGTTCGCAACTCCTACAACGTAGCAAATAGCATCTTGCTGCCTAACTCATCAGCCGCTGAGTACAGCCCCGACGCAAAGATCGACATCCTAAGCAACGGCTTCAAGGTTCGGGATAACAGTGGCGACTCCGGCTCCAGTGGTGGCACCTACATCTACGCCGCCTTTGCTGAGAACCCCTTCCAATACGCCCGCGCCAGGTGAGTAGTGAACACGTCTAACACGGAGAACATATGTTTATCTTAAATGAAAAACCCTTGGCACTCGATGTGCCATTTACAGCTAATGATGTGTCATATCCGGCCAACTGGCTCCGCCTTGCTTCTCCTGAGGAGCGTGAAGCTGTTGGAATCAGTGAGGTAGTTGATACTGAACAGCCCTACGACCAGCGCTTCTATTGGGGCGTTGGGCTTCCTAAGGACCACGCTGAGCTTGTAACTCAGTGGGTCGGCCAAGTCAAACAGACCGCCGGTAGTCTTCTTTCTCAAACTGACTGGTACATCATCCGATTCTCTGAGACAGGTGTAGAAGCCCCTCAGAGTGTCCTAACTCGTCGGCCTGAGATACGAGCCCTAAGCAATCAAAAGGAGGACTTCCTGGAGGCTACAGAGTCCACTGACGAGCTTGCTGCTTATGTCACCAGTCCTGAGTTCTCACGATGGGAACCTCTAATTGTTGAACCTCTAACCGAAACTGAATCTTAATTATGCCTACTCAATTTACTGTTAAGCCTTCCAATTATGGTGGAGGTGCGATTGCCACAATCACAAATCCTATTCCTGTAACCCTTGACGGTGGGTCGGTCACTATTAGTAATATCACAGTTCCGACCTCAGTTACTGTTAACAATACAAATAGTAGCCCGCTTCCTATTTCAGATGCAGGTGGATTGATTTCTATTGACGACGGCGGTGGATCCATCACGGTTGATGGCCCGCTAACAGATACTCAGCTACGTGCGACTTCAGTTCCAGTCTCTGGCCCTCTTACGGACACGCAGCTCCGTGCTACAGCTCTCCCTGTATCTGGTCCTCTGACTGATACCCAACTTCGTTCCACAGCACTTTCCGTGACTGGTGGGTTGACCGATACTCAGCTCCGGGCTTCTGCAATCTCTGTTACTTCCAATACAGCAGCTCGTACTCCAACCACTACTTCCATCAGTGGCTCAGCTACAAGTGGCCTTTTACTGGCCTCTAATGCAAATCGCAAAGGTCTTAGTGTTTCTAATGTTAGCACTAGTAAGCTCTACCTTTCCTTTAGTACGCCTGCCACTGTTGCTAATTCCTTTGTTGAGATGCAACCTGGAGCGTTCCTTCTCTTCGATCAACAGCTCATCGTATCCAATGCTATCTATGGTATTTGGACCAACGCAAATGGTACGGCTCAAGTAACTGAGTTTGTCTAATGGCTAGGTATGTGACAGCCCCTGAGGGGGATTCAAGTCCAGGAGTAGCGCCTGGTGGTTTAGAAAGTCAGGTTCTCCGTAAGGCCAGTGACCTTAACTACGACACCGAATGGGTTGATGCTTCATTTAGTGGTGGATCTGGGACTACTGGCCCTCAAGGCCCGACAGGTCCAGCCGGAGCAACTGGTGCGACGGGGCCTCAAGGTCCACAAGGACCGACAGGTGCAACTGGTGCAGCTGGTGCAACCGGAGCAGCTGGTTCTCAAGGCCCTGCTGGTGTTGTTCTAGCTACTTCACCACTCACCTATGACAGTGGTACGCAGACTGTTTCTACTAGTATTGAGACGAATCGTTTGCTTGGACGTTCTTCTTCTGGTACAGGTGTTGCAGAACAAATTACAGTTGGTTCTGGGCTTAGCCTTTCTGCAGGAACGTTGTCATCAACTGCAGGCGGTTCTTTTGCTGGTGGCACATTAACCAGTAACTTAACACTGGCTGCAGGCACCACATCACTGTCACCGCTGACATTTCAGTCGGGAACAAGACTAACCACCGCAACTGCTGGTGTAATGGAGTACGACGGCAAAGTGATCTACAGCACACCTTCGGGGCGTGGTGTCTCGCCGTCGATGATGTATTACAGGCTTAATACAGATTTATCCGGTTTAAACGTAACCACGGCACAGAGCATTTTTGGAGTAGGCGTAACTCTGCAAGCTAGCACTGTTTACGCTTTTCAAATCATATGCACGTTTGGTAAAACTACTGGTGTAGCAAGTCACAACTTCCTTTTGGGTTTTGACGGTGGAACAGCCACTTTTAACAATTTTATTGCCAATGTTTTTGCTCCTGTTTTGCAAGCAGCTCCGCCAACAAATAATAGTGTAGCTAGCGGGACTGTTTATTGTGGTGTACAAAATTCCACCACTGAACTTACTTACATTGCTGGCATTGCTGGCGGAACAAGAACTATTGTTGCCTCAATTTTTGGAACATTAAGCGTCGCAAACAGTGGTACATTTATTCCAAGGTATCGGATGAGTGCAGCACCAGGTAGTGCTTATTCCACTCTTGCAGGTAGTTCATTTGCCATCTGGCCCATCGGTGCCGCTGGCGCTAACACCTCCGTCGGAAGTTGGTCTTAATCTCATCAGATCATCTTTAACTTCAACAACACCCTCTTTTATCAACAGATAATGCTTACCATCCTCGGTGCCAAGGTCTCTATTGAGACTGTTGGTTTCTTTGTGCTGTTCATCACCAGTGAAGTCATTGGTAACAGCAAACTCAAATCTAATAGCCTCGTGCAACTGCTGGCTTCGCTGGTCAATGGCCTGAAGCCCCTCCGTAAGGAAGACGAGCAGATTGATGCTATCCGTCGTATCATCGGCGGTCGGTAGACATGACTATCAGCATCCTTGACGTAGTTAAAAGCTATAAAGGTTTGCCACATCAAGATGCAGCTCTAAAGGCTCTGGAGGACACTCTGGGGCCTTATTTCTTGGCTGATGATCAGACGTGGGTCAAGCTCTGGCGGACACCGCAGAAGGCCGTACAGAAGCCTGCTGTGCAGTCCACTAAATTCGATAACTCTTGGGCTGGTATGAAGGCGTGTGCCGCCCGTGCCGGTGCCAAGTTTCCTGAAGTAGTTGCAGCTCAATGGGCTCTTGAGTCTGCCCGTGGCACCATCCTTTCAGGTCGTAATAACTTCTTTGGTATTAAAGGTCAGGGCACCGTTAAGACTACCTGGGAAGACTATGGCAATGGTCCCGTAATCATCCAAGCAGCCTTCAAAGACTTTGCTACCCCCTACGACTGTGTTGATCACCTCGTAACCCAGTGGTACAAAGATTACAAAGGCTACCGGGGTGTCAACCGTGCCCGCTCTCGTGAAGAGTGTGCCCGTCTCCTCAAGCAGGAAGGCTACGCAACAGATCCCGTGTATAGCCAGAAGTTAATCAAGATCATGAATGACAATGATTGAAGCAATTCTTACTGGCGTTGTCTCCCTAGTCATTGGAGCTAGTGGTGGTATGGCAGCTGTACATTCACGAACCAATATAAGAGTGTCAGATCTAGATCGTCGCATTGACCAGATGGAGCTACGCATTGCTGAGAAGTACGTCCCACGTAATGAACTCTCCAATGCACTCCAAAAGATGGAGGATCACATGATCCGCATTGAGAACAAACTTGATCAAATAGCACTTAGAAATGGCTAAGCAAGCAAAGGCTACAGAAGATCAGTTTAACGAGCTACATCAATTAGTTACAACTGAGTTTCTCAAACGGCTTAAGTCAGGTGAGGCCACAACTGCAGACATCAAAGCAGCTTGTGATTGGCTTAAGTCCAACGATATCAACGGTATTGCTGTTGATGGTTCCCCCCTTGATCAACTTGTGTCCATCCTACCCAAGATTGATCCTGAACTAGTTAGGAGTCGTATGCATGGCACGAGATTGGAAGGCCGAGTATAAGGCTCGCGCTACTTATCTTAAAGATTACCGTCGTGCTCATAAGGAAGAGGATGCATCTAGGCATCGTGCACGTCGGTCAATGGGTGATATTCCTGCCGGTTACGAAGTAGACCACAAGGACAGTAACCCAAACAATAACGCTAGGGAGAATTTAAAGATTATCCCACGCAAGGCTAACCGTGCAAAGGGTGCACGTAAAACCAACGCTAAGCGGTAATGACTCCACTCCTTCCCACGCCTGATCATTATCTCCACAACCTAATAACGATGACAAGCTCTGAAGCCAAAAGACTACATCGTCGTGCAATTAAAGAACATTTTAACTGTCAATGTGTTTACTGTGGAAAACAACATGAACTTGATCAACTTACTATTGATCATGTGCGGCCTCGCTCCAATGGAGGCCCATCTCTTGCAAGCAATCTTGTGCCTTCATGTAGGCCCTGCAATCAGGCAAAAGGAAGTAATAACTGGCTCTCTTGGATGAGAGACACATTTGGGGAGACCCAAAGAGAACAACTCATTTTATCTCACATTAACTAATTATGGCCCCTCGTATTACTGGATCGGCGGATCGTAAAAAGCGTCAAAATAGCTCTTCTAATCGTCCCATCACACAGGGACAAAATCCTCAGCGTTCTAACCGTCAGGGTGTTTCACAAGCAACAGTGAGCAACGGTGACAGCCGGACACGTACCGGTACCGCCAAGGTGACTTCCGGTCAAGAGCCACCTAAGCCGCCTGTCACTAGGCAGTCACGTGTCAATGGTCGCCTTAAGCCTGGCACAGACACACGTCCATCTCCTAATACAAGAGCATCTGCAAAGCCAGACGCTAAGCCCGCTGGCCCCAATTCACGGCAAACGGCAAACGCTAACTATTCCAATGTGCGTATGGGTAATGGCCTTGCCCGCACTCAATTCCTACCTAATTCAAATCGTGCAGGAACCAATCTGCCTAGTCAAGCCGCTAATGCTCTGAGGAAGCCACAAAATAGTTCTTCTGGAACTGGTGGGGGTAATGCTAAGCCTCCAGTAAGAGGCACACCTCAAGCAGAAGCGTGGCTTAAACAGCAACTTAAAAATCAAAATAGTACTGCTGTCAAGGGTTCTAAAGTTGGCAATTTTAGAAGTGGTGTTGCTGGCGCTGCGGTTCAAGCCGTCTCTGATCAGTTCCTTGCCCCTCAGGTGCGTAAATTAGGTACAGCTCTTGGGCAGGGTCCACTTACTGCGGTTGGTCGCTTTATTGACGACCGTAGGCCAGGTATTAACTCTAAAGACGAAGCACGTCGGAGAGACCCTAGCACAGGACCAAAGGATACACGTACTACAAGGCTCGCTAATACCATTCCTAGCCGACCGGTTGGTACAAAGGAGACACTAAACGGCCAACCTGTTTATTGGGATGGTTATAAGTGGTCTAAAACTAGTGGATCAGCTAAACCAGCTAGGTCTAAAGCTCCTAAGGCCCCCAAACTTCCTGCAGCTTCTACTACTGCTTCGAGGTCTTCCTCTAGCTCTGGATCAGGTTCCAGCTCTTCATCCGGTTCTTCCCGGCCTTCTATTCGTGCAGCAGCTTCTGCACCTAAGAAGCCTCAGCCTGGTCAGTCTAAGGATATGAACGAGAACTACCAGATGTGGGCAAAGGCAAACCCTAAACTGGCAGCCAAAGTTAAGAGCAACCAGTCCGGTTACAACGCCATTGGTAAAGACGCAGTTGCTGGTGTGGGGCCTGTTAAAGACGGTGCGTCATACAAGCCTCAGCCTCAGCCTGAGAAGACTTCAGAATTCAATGCTAACGCTGTGCGCCGTGCTGCACTCACTGCGTCTGCTGGTTCAGTTACAGATTCCGTTAGCGCACCCCTTGACAATAAAAAGAAAAAGAAAGTAAATGGCTAAAGTAACTTCAGCAAGCAATCGTAGTACACGTAAATCAAATCAACCGGTTCGCCAAGGTCAAGACCCTTACCGGGCTAACCGTCAGGCTGTCTCCAAGGCAACCATGACTACCAGCGGTCAGGGTGTAACTCCTGGTTCTGCAAAGGTAACCACTGGTCAAGGTAAGCAGCAAGTCATGCTTCCTAAAGTGCCTAAGCCCACCGTTGGTACCACCAACACGATTCGTGCCACTGGTGGTAACAGCAACTACTCAAAGATCAACCAACTCTCTGCACCAGCAGCTCCCCGACCCCGACCTAAGCCTTCGGCTAGTGCCAACCTGGCTAAGTCCCAACAGATGCTTCGCTCACAAGTGGGACCTGTTGCTTCTGCTTTAAGTGGTGCCCGTGGTCTGGCAATTAACGCTATTGCAGACACTGTTGGACCTAAGCCTACGGCTAACCAAGACGTAGCTTATAACCAACAACTTGTCAAAGATGTGATGAAGAAGCGCAAGCGTAACTCCTAACACTTCACCATTGGCCTCTAGCAGCCCCGTAAAGGCTTGCTGGGGGCCTTTTCCTTATATGTGCCTATATGACCCCGCCAACGTTCGTTACAGGCCCACAGAGAAGCGGTACAACTATAGCTGCTCGCATCATTGCTGAGACACACAACAAAGCCTACGTGGATGAGCTGGACTTCAACCCTAAGCAAGACCTATCCAACACGGTCATCCAAATGCCCAATGCTTTGGATTCCTACCTGACTTTGTTCTACATGTTCCCCGGTTGTCAGTTCATTGGGTTGATCCGTGACAAGGCTGACATCATCAAAAGCATGAAGCGAATTAACTGGTTACGTGATGACGTGAAGAACTGGGAACGGTTCCTGAACTCCTACGTAATCCATCGCTACGAACTCTGGGACCAACTTAAAAAGAAACTCCCAAAGACATCCTGGCAAGAGTTGCACTACAACGACCTCCAGGCACACCCACTCTTTGTCCCAAAGGAATTCAGGACTGACTTCTCCGTAAGACAATGGCAACCAAGTAAACCGTGTGGCTTTAAGACTTGGTCCAATAACTACCAATGTACCCTAGACATCATCAATGGCCGGAAATACTCTTGACCTACTCAAGGCTGACTTTAAGATCTTTTTGCAAGCCCTGTGGCATCAACTAGAACTCCCATCTCCAACCCGTGCTCAGTACTCCATTGCTGACTACCTTCAGAATGGACCCAAGCGACTACAGATCCAAGCCTTCCGTGGTGTAGGTAAGTCCTGGATTACT